GTTCTTATAGCTTCCATAATTTGATCGGAAGCTTTTTCGTATTGTTGCGTTGTCATTTTTGCAACTTGTGACTCTGTGAATGTACCTTCTTTACCATCTACTTTAGGTTCATCACGACTGCTGCGACTATCTACTGATCGTGCAGCGTCTTTATTGCTCTCTGGTTTTTTTGATGTGATATTCATATCTACTTTGTATAAGTCGATTGCACGACTTGCAGAACGAGCATCTGTATCATTTTCATATAGAGCTTCTTGTACCCACTTAGGCTGTTCTTCAGCCCAGTTATGAAAGTCATCACTATCTCTTATTTCACCAAAGTCAGGATGAATTTTCATAAGTTCTACCTCTGCTCTTTCTCGTGCAGCCGTAGCTTTTAATTCATCTATTTCTTTTTTTGTTTCCTCAAGCCCTTCTGATTGTTCAAGTGCTTTTTTAATTGCAATTGTTTCTACAATACCTGCTACATCAGGATATTGTTTTGCCCAAGCTTCAATGTCCTCATCAGACTTTGGTAACTTAATTTCACTTTTAGTAGATTCAACTAATTGTTGTTCTAACTTTTTAATTCTTTCTTCGTATTCTTTTTCTTTAGTTTGTTGATGTCTACGTAAATCACCGTAACGTTTTTTAAAACTTTTTTCTTCTGCGTTAACTGGTTCAGCCTCTTGTGCTTCTACCTCTGGTTCTTTTTCTTCATCAACCTTTTCTTCAGTTTGCATTAACTCTTGTAGTTCTTTTTCATCTTGTTCTATTCTATTTGAGTTAGCATTTTTTCTATCTGCAAACGTAACTTTTTTAGGAGCAGTTACTTCTCCTGCCATAACAGTAGTATTCATTATACTTCTTTCTTTCTAGGGCCACCGTAGCCATGTTGGATGGGGGATGGGTAGCTAGTCAAATTGGTGGATAATTATTAGTTACGGCTTGCAAGTCCACCTTTCTTGAAACCGCTACCTCTTGTAATTTTTTGTTGTATTGATTCAGTTCTTCCTGCAGCTTGCTGTTCTTTTACCGCTTTTGTTGCAGCCCTACGTGCATCATCTGCTGTTTTTTTCTTTTTACGTCTATCTCTAGATGCTTTTCTTGCCGCTTCTTTTGCTGCTGCTCTTTGCTGTTCTATCATATCTTCCGTTTGTTGTGCTGTTAGTCCTCTTTGATCTGGTCCTCTTGGATCAAGAGCATCAGGATCTTTTCTACCAAGTCTAGCATCTATCTCATCTAATCTTTTTGAATAACCTCTGCCATACCTTGCTAAATCAAAACCTGCATCTTTTGCTACTCTAGCAGAAGCTAAAGAAATATCTCTCATAGCATTTGAAAAATCTCTTTCTCTTTCTATTTTATCTCTTAATTCCTTAACATTACTTCTTGATTCTAATGGTGTAGGCATAGTTGGATCTTCAGGAATATATGGTGTAGTAGGTGTTGGTGTAGTAGGTAAAGATCCTGTAGGTATTGCCAATCTTGGGTCACTAACAACCGATGAAACAACTGGAGATGCAACTTTTTCTGTATCAATAATAGCCTGTTCAATTTCTGGTTTCTTATCTATGCCAAGTATATTAGTAAAACTATCTACAATTTTAGTAAAAATATTTTCATTAACTTCTGGTGGAGTGATTCCTCTTTTTTCTAATTCTGCTACTATTTCAGCTTCTTGTCTTCTTGTTGCAAATTGACCAAATAATAAAAATAAAGGATTAGCAAGACCTAAAATATTTAAACCCATTCTACCTATTCTATTTTCTTCAAATGCATTTAGTAAGTCATCATTTTCATATTTACTAAAATCTATTTTTTTAATTTCTCTTTGTAAATTTTGTTCTATTATATTTAAACTTCTATCTCCTCTTACACTAGTAGTATCTACACCTGTATCCGTAACTGTATCTGTAGCTGTAGTTACATCTGTGTCTGTGGTTACATCATCAACTGTAGGTGGAGTATATGGTACAAAACCATCAGGAATAGGTGTAACAGGATTACCTTGATAAAAGAAAAAATCTCTTATTTCACCTGTGCTTTCATTTATATATTTTATAGTATAGTATTGATCTTCTACTGTTGGTACAAATTTATCTTCAGTAGGTGTTGTTTGCGTAGCAGTAACAGGTGTACTAACAACTGGTGCAGGTGCAGTAACTGGTGCACCAGATACCGTGGTAGGAATACTTTCATTGTATACAAAAGATGGTATAAATCCTCCTGTAGGAGCAGGTGTAGGAGTTGGTGGTGCTACTGAACTAGGGGGTGTAAAACCTGCAGTCATTGGCACTTGATTTTGAAACACAGATGGTTGATAGCCACCTATACCTGTTGCAATACCACCCTGATTCATTTCTTTTGGTTCGTCTTCTTGAGGTTTACCTAATACAATAATATCTGCAGGTCCAAATGGCATATCGTCAGGCATAGTAGCCTCGTCACTATTACCCATCTGACCCATAGCTTCCATTTGTTTAAGACCCATTTTAGCATCTTGTCGTTGTTGCATTAGTTTTTCTAAACCAATAAAACGTGTTACGTCAGCAGGAAAAACAAACTCACCTTCACTTAACATAGCAGGTATATCGTCACGTACTTCTTTTTTAGTAGAACCAATAGGTACGTCATTACCAGATACAGGGTCTACAGTACCACCCTCATCTTTTAAACCACCTTCATTAAACATTTCCATTTGTTCTTCTAACATAGGTTCTTCCTTTTGTTTTCTAGTATCAGATCTACTTATTGCATATTCAATAGCATCTTCTCTATATCTAAATTCAGGTAACTCCTCACCTGTAATAAAATCTATAGGTCCATTTTCTTTTACATATTCTCTTATTGCATCATCTGAATACTGTGTTCCATCTTTAGCTACAGTAGGCATAGTATAATATTTACCGTCTATTTCAAAAGTAGTACTACGCTCAGAATAATCTTTGCCTGTTTCTGGATCACGCCATATAGTTCTACCAGTTACAGTTTTTTTACCTGTGTTAATAGGATCAGCCATTCTTTAAAACTTCATCTCTTAATAGTTTAAGTCTACGTAACTGATATATCGCCCCTTGTGCTCTATGCAAGGCAACACAATCTTCTGTTTGTTCCATTATTCTGTGTTGATTGTTTATTAAAGTATCTAAATACTTCTCAAAGTTATCCCACTGGGAGTGGTTGTTGACCAACCCCTTGAGCTTGTTGAGGTGTTCCCTGTCCTGCATTTCCACTAAATCCTTGTTCTTGCGGTGTTGGTGCTTGGCCTACGCCTATATTTCCACCACCTGCTCCCGATGTGTCCATTGGGTTTGCACCTGCAGGAGCACCTTGTTCTGTTTGTTGTTCTTGTTGAAACTGTTTCATAAGTTCAGCTTGTATTACAGCATCATTCATATTGTTAGTAACCTTGTCGGGATCAAGATCAAGAGACTTTGCAATCTCACGAATAATATATTGAAACTTAGCAAACGGTGCAAGTGCAGGGTTGGAAGACACTTGCAAGAATTGCATAAGCCTTTGACTACGTACTTCGTTAGCCATGAGAGATTCTGTTCCACGTGCCTTAACTTCTAGATCACCTTTAATTTCAGGATCAAAGTCAAACTGCATATTAAATTGAAACAGCCCCTCTCCTAATGGACGTAGTAAATAATCGTCTACATTTTTAATAACATTTTTAATTGTACCACTAGCTGCACCCATTAGCATACTAATACCACTGGCAGTTCTACCTACACCCATAACACCTGTCTGTCCATGAGCAAAAGAAGGAAAGCCTGTAGATTCATCAGCTAGTACTCGTGCCTTATCAAATAGCTGTAAGTTCTCACCTGCAACGTTTGGAAACTTAGTTCCAAAGATAGCTTGCCCTGGAGCACCACCTTGTCTTCTAAATATCTTCCCTGGATATACTGATAGATCTTGGCCTGGAACTAAATTAGTTTCATCTACCTCTATTAATAAATTACCAGATAACACAGCATTATCTACAGCCATTCTCATAAAGCCGTTCATTAGAAGTTGAGTATCTTCCATATTTTCTGCAATACCTATACCAAAAAATGAGTATGGGTTTAATTCATAGGGTGCTGCCATATAAGGTATTTTAGCAGGTTTAAATGGATTAAGAACCATACGTAAAAGTTTACCATTGCAAATCCATATATTTGCCTGTAGTTCGTCCATTTTTGTTAGTTCTTTTGGTATGTCTACGCCTTGCTCTTGTAGCATGTCTACATCACACATACCCCAATATTCAAATACCTCAAATCTTTCTACACCATATTCAGGTGCATAATCTGCTAAATCATTTTCCCAATATTCTTTGTTATAATTTTCTCCAAGAGAAATTGCTTCATCTATTACTGCTGAACGAAAGTATGGACGCTTTTTTAGATTACGCATTTGTGAACGAGATAATTTATGTCGTTCTATTACATACTGAGCTTCGTCTATATTATTTGCATCAGGATCAGGATAAAAATTCCATACAGATACATGTGATACTTGTGGTACAGTTTTAAATGCAGGAGAGTATTCACCTGTTTCATCATCCCAACTAGGATACTCTTTGTCTACAGCAAATGGTCCTTTCATTACACCTGTGCCAAACAGTGCCATTTCAAATGCAGTACTGCGTAAATGTTTAGATGCAGAGGACTCATCAAGTTGATCCTGTATTTTCTTTTGCATTTTCTTTGCTGCTATCATAGCAGGACTAAATGTAATGGCTGTAGGTGTACTACCAACACCTTCTTTAACTCCATCAATTGAATCTAATTTTTCAACTAACTCTGGATTTAATAACTCCTCTAACGTTTTAGCCGTAGCACCTTTAGGTATTTCTCTACCATCACCTGCAAAACCATAAGGCGATATTGGATCTTTCTTTTTATCTTCTTGTAGTTCTTTAGGCAAAGCAGGATCAAAAGAGACATTTTCAACTACACCTTCTGGAAGTTCTGTAGGATCAACTGTTAATGGAAAAGTATTTTTTGCAAACAGCACATCTACAATTTGACCATAGGCAGCTAATGTTTTTGTTTTAGTTACCTTAATAAATACACGAGATTTTTCTGCTTCTGTAAATTGTACATCAGGTCCATATATACCACGATAATTACGATAAGCTCTTAACCAACGTTCTTCATCCTGCTTACGATAATCTTCTGCACGACTAAACCGTTGCATAACAAATGGAATTATATTATCGGTATCTTTATCTTCTTCTGTAGAATTTTCTGTATCATTAAGAACTACTGCGTCATCCTCAATAAATACTTCATTATCTTCTGCCATTTATTTTTCCTTAATATCCAAACGTTGTATCTGCCACTCTCATACCTGTTGAGGGTCTACCCATAGGATCATAATCAAATACACTAAAACGAGGTCTTGACATTATACCATATCTTAAAGCATCATACAAGTGGTCTTCTGCATTTGTGTCAACATCTTCTGGATTTTTTTTATCTAAAGGTATTGCAGGTAGTTGAGCAATAGTGTTTGTACAGTTTTCAAAAAATACTAGTCTAGGTTCTTCAGTAAATTCATCTACTTGTAAACGTCTATGTATTTCATTTTTTCCTGATACTCTTGATCCTCTTGATCTATCAGAGGGCCGCCACCTACATCCTCTTATAATCATTTGCTCCGCAAGGCTTGGACCTGTATCGCCACGCTTATGCCATAAAGAGCTATCCAGTACTCCATATTTTATATTACCATCTTCTGCTTCTAGATCAAGAACCATATCAGCTAAATCTGTTGCTAATACTTTACTAACATATAGTTCTCTATATACAATAAGTTGTTCATTAGGAGCAACGGCAAACCAAATAACCGCACTATGAGAACCATATCCATAATCACATGCTCTAAACTTTACCCAGTTATTAGGAATATTAAATGGTTCAATAACATGTATGCTTCTATCAAACTCTGTAAAGGCTGCACCTTCTTTAATATCCCAGTCACCATCTAATAATTGTCTGCGTTGTTGCTCTGGTAGTGACAGTAGCATTGCTTCATAGTCACCTTGTGTAGCTAAATACGGATTATCTGATAGTCGTGCAGGTATAAACCTACGTTTAAATAATGCTTTACCTGCTTTCTCGTGACCTGCAGGATATTTTAAAACTTCTCCTGTTTCTATATCTGTTGCTTCAAAAGGTTTATTATGGGGGGCAGGGTCAATAAACATTTTTTTTACCCAGTGATGTCCTCTACCTCCTGGGTTAGTAGTAGCTCTCATATACACTGGCAGATCGGGTGCAGTGGACCGTAGACGAGAGCGCATGTAGTTCCATGCGAATGGTGAGGGCCATTGAGTCAACTCGTCAAAGCCTATCCAACTAAACGCTAGACCTTGGTAGCGCAGGACGTCATCTTCCCTGTCTAGGTAGGACATCCACAACCTCGCTCCAGAGGGCGCAGTCCACTGCATCTTTCGTTCAGACCACTTGATACCCTTCCAAATCTTAGGGTACATCTCCTGTGATTTAAATATAAGTTCCCTAAGTTCTTCTGTTGTGTGCCGTAGTAACAAACCTGAAAATGCAGGATGACCCATATACCTCAAAGGATCTGCTAACATTGCATACGACTTGCCCCCACCTGCCGAGCCGCCATATAAGACCTCTCGTTCACCTGCAGCTAGAAAGTCTGTTTGTGGACCTTCATTGGGTTTGAAAATAACGTTGTGTTGTTCCTCAACAGGAATCTCCTCAACGATACTAACTGGCTTTGGGGTAGCTTTCTTCCTCGTAGGCTTTTGCACCGATGCGTTTGTTTTCAATTTCTTCCGCTTTGGCGATTGCCTTTTTCGCATAGTCTGCCCATCTGCGTAGGCTTCCAACTTTGTTTTTTCTTCTTCGCTCATTGTCCAACCGTTTCTTGAGTCCTACGTGAGATATAGATCGACCTGTATTTCTAGATAGCCAGTTTGCTACTTCACGATATGAATATTGTTTTAGATATTTCTTTGCCTCTTCAAGCATGTTAAGTTCATTTTCAACAGGCTGAAGTATATCAGGATCGTCCTTATCTAGTTCATATCCGAATGGTATTGTTCTTGATATGCGTGGAATAGCAATCCATTCGTTGTCTTCTTTTATGTCGGTTGGTTGGGGTAACTTCCACTTCTGTAGAGGTTTAGTCATCGTCATCCATTTGTTTAGGTGGCATTAGCATTACACCACCCTTTGCTTCTACTTGCATCTTTTCTGTTTTTACTAGACCTGTGCGATCAAGTAGTTCTTTGGCAGCTTGCATCTTATCACGAATACCTAACTCTGTAGGATCGTACAATGCACCCACCATAGACATTGCAGCTTTAGGCGCATTACGTGCCATGTAAGTTTGCGTTGCGTCTAGTATCTCTTCTTTAAGTGACTTCACTACTTCAGCAGATGATGTAGCGTCAGAGTATCCTGCAAGTTTTTTTGCAGTTATAATATCTCCACCTGCTTCGTCAAACAGTACAGCCAATAGCTTTTGTTGTTTTTCTGTTAGTGCTCTTGTCATAGTTTTGATCTTCCAAATAATAATAGAACAAAGTTAAACATACCTCTGCCCATTTCTGTAGGTGTTGGTAATAACCATCCTAGTAACAATAGGATCATTACCCAAGGTGGTATATTTTGAATATTGAGTTTTTCAACCATACCTGTTTCTACTTCTTTTAGAACTTCTGTAGTTATTACATCTCTACCTGCTGTAACTTCTTCAGTTTGTTCTACAGACATTACTGCCTGTCTATTCTCTGCACCTATCTGCGCATTAGAATTTACTGTAGGACCGTCTGATCCTCCTAGCAACCCCAGAGTACTCAAACCACAACCAGATAAGAATAGAACGAGTATTAACCATCGCATTACGGACTCACATAGTTTAAGGTATTTTCTATTATAGCAATACGTTGCTGTAACTCTATAATAGATGTCATATGTTTAGCCATACTATTGGCTTCTTCCCAAAGATATTCAGTTTCTTCCCAAAGTTCTTCTATCTCATCTAATGATTGTTTAACATCTCTTTTAAGATTTACTTTATCCTCAATAGCCATACGAGAACCTAGCTGAGATACTGTCTCTTCTAATGAGGTTATAGTAGCTGCTTGCTGAGATACCCACCAAACACCACCTGCTAATTGTATAGCCATTGCAGCTACAAGAGCCACTGGAAGTTTTAAGTTTTCCATGTTGTTATTTCCACTCTCTATCAGCTTTATTAAAACAATCAAACTGCAAACCTAAGTATTCATTCTCCTCATACTTTTCCCAGT